CAAAAAACAAAATCCTGAATATGGCACTCAGGCAGTAACCCAATTTGAACAACCATCTCAACCAGCAATCAACCTTCCTTTAAAACCAAAAGGTTTCTTGGGAGGTAATGCATGAATACACCAATCCATAACTTGCAAATTGAACAAGCTGTACTTGCTGCTCTGATGACCGTAGCGAACTCATACTCTCAAGTTGAGAATCTGCTGACTGAGGAAGATTTTCACGCAGTACGTCACAAGTTGATCTTCCAGGCTGTTGTTGATCTGGATTCAAAGAATTCACCTTATGACGCCGTACTGGTCAACCAGTGGCTGGAAATGCATAACTACGCTGAGACTTCAGGTGGTGAGCAGTACATCATGCAACTACTGGGGGATGCGCCATCAAGTTTTTATAACCTGGTGTCATACGCTGAAAAACTGAAAGACCTAACCACTTGCCGCAAGGTTGAAGCAGAAGCACTCAAGGTAATTCAGAATGCACGTAGCTTGACTGTAAGCCGTGGTGATCTGGTGCTGAATGCTCAGGCTGCATTCTCAGAAATCAATACAGAGCAAAGTACAGAAAACCTGTTTCACATCCATGAAGCTGCGAACAACACCTTCATTGAAATGCACCACAAGATGGAAGCCATGATTCACGGTAAAACCATGATCAAGGGTATTCAGACCGGTATTCATGATCTGGATCAGAAGTTAGGTGATATTGAGCCGGGCTGTTTGATGGTGATTGCTGCGCGTCCTGCCATGGGTAAGACAACAATGCTTCAGGTGATTGCCAGCAATGTTGCGATTTTCCAGCAGAAGCCAGTTCTGATTATGTCGGGTGAGATGCCAAAAGAGCAGATTGCGATGCGTCTTTGCTGTGCGGCTGCTCCTGCGGATATTAGCAAGGTTCGTAATGCACCGCATACCTTGCCCAAGGAGGAGTTCACAGCCTACACCAACGCCGTCACGATGCTTCAGAACGTGCCGATGCAGATCAATGATACCTCGCGTCCATCAATCGCCAATATCCGCGAATCCATGCGCAAGATGAAGCATCAGTATGGATCTATCGGTGCTGTGTTCATCGATTACTTGCAAATCATGAAAACAAGTAAGTCGTTTGCCCGTGAAGATTTAAAGATCGCCTATTTCACTGGTGAGCTTAAGGCGATGGCTAAAGAGTTTGATTGTGTGATCGTGCTGCTGTCTCAGTTAAACCGTGAACTGGAAAAGCGACCAAACAAACGACCAGTGATGTCGGATCTGCGTGAATCAGGTGCCCTTGAGCAGGATGCAGACCAGATTCTATTCCTGTACCGCGATGAGGTTTATTACAAGGATTCTAAATACCAAGGAATTGCCGAGGCGATTTTAGGTAAAAACCGACATGGGGAAATTGGCACATCGTATATGC